GCTGCACCTGCGAAGATTGCAGTTGCAAAAATAGATAAAAAAAAGGATTAATATTGAAATTAAATACAACAGAGAATCTAAGTGAAGGCGATAGAAGAGCGATTGTAGAACACTTTGCAGAGCAAGTTGTTAACACCACACTTCAAAGCACGAATGGGGATTTTAGGTTAGCAAAGAGTATCTTTTTTAAGGCCGCTGCCTATATCCAAAAACAAATAAAGGAAATGGAGAATGAAGATCTCGACTGAAAGATTAAAACAAATTATTAAAGAAGAACTTCAACAAACCAACGAAGTATCAGATCCTATGGATCCAGTTATGAGAAGACTTATTGTTTTTAAAAGAAAACTTGAATCCACTAAACAATATGAGCTTTCCGATGAGATGTCAGAAATTATTGATGACCTTAATCAAGCAATCGGAAGATTAAAAGTACTTAACAAATAAAACATTATCTGTTACTATAATAATACGTTTCAACAAAAGGAGTTTATAATGAGCGTAAAACAAGAACTTGAAAACCTTATTTCAACTTTATCATCTGCACTTACAGATGCAGAAAAGCACGAAACAGGTAATAATGCCGCTGGTGGCCGTGTTCGCAAGGTACTACAAACAACAACAAGTGTTTGTAAGGAACTCCGCAAGACAATTCAAGAAGAGCGTAATTCAAGAAAAACTTCTTGACAAGTGATTTAATTTGTGATACATTTGTGAGAGAGACTTAAACAGGATACAAATGAAATTTGCTCACTTAGCGGACACTCATATCCGCAACTTGAAATATCATTATGAATATCGTGCTGTTTTTGAACAGATATACGATAAATTGCGAGAGGAAGAAGTGGATTATATTATTCACTGCGGAGATCTTGCACATACAAAGACTCAACTGAGTCCTGAATACTTCGAGATGGCTTCACACTTTCTCAAGAATTTGGCGGATATAGCTCCTACCTACATTATTCCAGGCAACCACGATGGTAATCTAAGGAATTCTAGTAGGCAGGATGCTATTACGCCAATTGTTGAGGCACTAGAACATCCAAACTTATTTCTTCTCAAAGATTCGGGGGAGGCACAGGTAGGCGATAAATTCACCTTAAACGTGCTTTCTGTATTTGATGAGGATAACTGGATTGATCCTACTGATGAAGACAGAATTAATATTGCTCTTTATCACGGATCTATATCCGGAGTCAAAACAGACCTTGGATGGACAATGGAGCACGGCGAAAATGATGTATCAATTTTTGATAAGTTTGATTTCGCCTTTCTCGGAGATATTCACAAAACAAATCAGATATTAGATCTTGAAGGAAGGATAAGATATCCAGGTAGTACAATCCAGCAAAACCACGGAGAATCTAACGATAAGGGACTTTTGCTTTGGAACATTCGTGATCGTGATGATTTCGATGTTGAGCATATTTCTTTCGTTAATCCCAAGCCATTCATCACAGTTAATTTAACACCGAAAGGAAGGATACCCAGCAAGACAAGTGTTCCAGAAGGAGCACGCCTTCGCTTGGTATCTAACAACAATCTATCATTAGATGTTCTTAAAAAGTCTGTTGATGTAGCAAAGTCTAAATTTAAACCAGAAAGTGTTACTTTCTTGAACAGGGCATCTGGCGACAGGACAGATATTACTGATTCTATTAATAATATCTTTCAGGAAAATTTAAGAGATTCTGCTGTGCAGAAAAGACTTATCAATGATTACTTGAAGGACTATGATCCAACCGAGGAGATTGCCGAGAAGGTATTGGAACTAAATAAAAAATATAGTTCAGTTGTTGAGGAAGACGAGGAAGTTGCTAGAAATATCAATTGGCGTCTTAAAAGTGTTGAATGGGATAATCTTTTTAATTATGGAGAAGGCAACAAGATTGATTTTGAAAATCTCAATGGAGTTGTTGGTATCTTTGGTAAGAACTTCTCTGGTAAATCCAGCATTATTGACAGCTTGCTTTATACCTTATATAACTCAACATCTAAGAATAACCGCAAGAACCTTCATTTGATTAATCAGACAAAAGATGATTGCCGAGGAAAGGTTGAGATTCTTGTTGGTCATAATGTTTATGAAGTAGAGAGAACTTCTGAAAAATATGAGAAGAAACTTCACGGAAATACAACGATTGAAGCAAAGACAGATATTGAGTTTTCAAAGAGTGACGAAGTTGTCGGAGAAAACATTAGTCTAAATGGTCTATCAAGAAACGATACCGACAAGAATATCAGAAAGATGTTCGGCACAATGGATGACTTTCTGTTTACTTCAATGGCTTCTCAGTTAGGATCTCTTATGTTTATCAGTGAGGGTTCAACAAGAAGAAAAGAAATCCTTGCTAAGTTTCTTGATCTCGAGATGTTTGAGCGAAAGTTCCGACTAGCAAAAGAAGATGCCTCTGATCTTAGAGGTATGCTTAAAAGACTAGAAGGGACAGAGTATGACGAAAAGATCGAAGAGATCCAAGAAAAACTTACAGAGATTGAAAACGAAACAAAGAGTCAGGAAGATTCTTGTAGAGAAATCACAGGTAAGATAGAGGACTATCAGATTAATGTCGATGATCTGAATGAAAAGATAAGTGCTATTCCAGTTGAGATTATTGATGTTGACGATGTGAACAAGTCTCTGCAAACTAATAAAAAAGAAAGAGATCTTCTGTCAGCTAGAAATGCTAAGTTTCTAAGTAATATAAACAACAATGAAGAACTTCTTGGTAAGATTGATAGTTTCCTGAGTGATGACTTTAACATTGAAGAAATCAAGAACAATCAATCTATCGTTTCAGAGAAACAAGATCAATTAAACTTAATCTGTAACGACATAAAAGTCCACGAGACAAAACTAAAAGTTAAAGAGGGTAAGTCTGCTTTACTTGGAGAAGTTCCTTGTGGAGAAGAGTTTTCACATTGTAAGTTTATTAAAGACGCTTATGATGCTCTTGGTCAATTGGATGAGGTTAAAAAAGAGATTGATGATTTAAGAAAATCAGAAGCAGAAACCTCCAACGAAATCAAGAAGCTCAATCCAGAAAAGATCGAAGAACACATTCAGAAGTATGAAAAACTTATTGAGAAGAAGAATGAATTAAATTCAGAAAACTCTTCTTATGAGTTGGAGATACAAAAGAATGAAACAAAGATCGTTGGATATGAAAACGAGATTGAACAACTTGAAGAAAAGATAGTAGAATATAATAATAACAAGATAGCAATTGAAAGTCTTGAAGAACTAAATTTTGAGAAAGACAACCTTTTGAGAGCGATTAAAAAAGAAAAAGATAATCTAACAGAATGTCAGAATTGTCTTATTGAGCTTTCAAAAGAACACGGTTCAATTGAGCAAATGTTAAAGAGTGTTGAAGACGACAAGCAGGAACTTCAAAATCTTCGTGAGGAGTATGCTGCTTTCGATCTCTTTATGAGATGTATGCATTCAAACGGCATTGCTTATGATATTATCAAGAAGCGCCTTCCAATTATCAATGCAGAGATTGCAAAGGTGTTGGCTAATATCGTGGACTTTGAAATCTTCTTCGAGGCAGAGGACAAGAAACTTGAAATTTTTATCAAACACCCCAGATTTGATGCGAGACCAATCGAACTAGGTTCAGGTTCAGAGAAAACAATTGCTGCAATGGCGATCCGTCTGGCACTATTGAATGTATCTAGCCTTCCAAAGCCAGATCTTTTTATTCTTGACGAACCAGCAACTGCGCTGGATGAAGAGAATATGGAAGGCTTTATTAGAATTTTGGATATGGTTAAATCATATTTCAAAACCGTTCTTCTAATCTCTCATCTGGACACATTAAAGGATTGTGCAGATATGACGATTGAGATTGAGAAGAAAGACAACTATGCTTATGTTAATTATTAAGGAGGAAAATATAATGCAAGCAGTTGAAGAACAAAAGTTTAGTGAGGAACTACCAGAGATTGATAAGTTGAAGCGAATCGCAGAAGTTGCAAACCAACTTAAAGAAACTTATAGAGATGTACACGCTTCTTATGGAGAAAAAGAATATGTTCTAGAAAAATTGGAACAAAGTTTAGAAGAATACGAGTTGTTCCTCGAGGGATATTAAAGGTTTTTTTTGCCATAACAAACTAAATATATAATAGACAGAGGATTTGTTATGGCTAGAGTAAAAGCATTTATGGATAGGCATGTTGAGAGATTTATAAGCCGAAAGTTTTTGGCTTGGTTAACAGCCACCGGCTTAGCCATTCACGGTTCTGTCAGTAGCGACAACTGGGTTGCAGTAACGCTCGCTTATATAGGAACTCAAGCACTAGTCGACATGGCTGTTGCTTGGAAACATGGAAATGACTAAACTAACAAAAAACTTTTCACTAAAAGAGTTTCGTTGTAAAGACGGAACAGATGTCCCTGACGAATATATGGACAACGTTCAAGAACTTGCTGATAATCTTCAAGTATTAAGAGATCACTTAGGCAAGTCAATCAGGGTTATCAGCGGATATAGAAGTCCAAAATACAATCGTAAGATCGATGGCGCTCGTCGTTCACAGCATCTAACCGCTTCCGGAGCAGATATTAAAATCAAAGGTCTGCTACCTGTGGAAATTAAAGTAATCATCCTAGACCTTATCCGAGAAGGAAAAATGAAGGAAGGTGGCATCGGCGTATACAAAGGCTTCCTCCATTACGATATCAGAGGAAAGAAAGTTCGCTGGTATGGAAAGGGAATCAAAGATGATCGAGAAGGAAGATTTTACAAGTGAGCTGGCTCGCTACTAAACTTTTTATTAAAAAAAGTTGGCTTTGGTTGAAGACTTATTGGTACTTCCCGCTTGCCATCTTTTATACTGTAACGATGTATGTCATATTCAGGAAGGATAGTTCTGCAGTCGTTGGTGCATTGGATATAAAGAGTGATAGTTTTAAAGCTCAAATAAAAACCATCGATGCTATTCATAAAGCCGAGAAAGACGAGAAAGAAAAGATAAATAAAAAATTTATTGAAACTTTAGATAAAGTTGATGTAGAATTAAAGAAGAACAACGAAAAACTTGACAGAACTAAAAAGAAAAGGGTCAAAGAGATTGTTGAAAAACATTCACAAGATCCAGAGAAACTAGCCGAATTAGTCAAGGAGAGTTTTGGTTTTGAAATTGTGGAATAAAATAATAGCAATCATCTTGTTGATCACTTTCCCAGTGATGGCTTTTGCTGACGACACCCCAAAAATCAAGCCAATGAACAAAGGTGAATTAGCTCCATTCTCAGGAGTTTTATTTAACTCATCTGCTGTGGCTCAAACTATTGCCGAGAAAGAGTATAATGCTGAGCAATGTAGATTGCGAATTGAACATATAGAACAGAAAGAAAAAGCAAAATGCGATCTTTTAGTTGCGACAACAAAAGTAGAGATTGGCTTTTTACAGAAGAAGTATGATTCTATTATGAAAATTAAAGACGAAGAGATCAACAAATTCCAGAAACTTGCTTTGGAGAGGCCAAATAAAAATTCTCATTGGTGGTTCGCTGGAGGTATGTTTGCTGGAATTGCAACATCAGTTATAATTTTTTATGCTGCAGTCGAGATTAAAGGTAGTAATTAATATATGTCTGGTTTGTATTCAATTTAATAAGAACAAATTAAGACTAGAAAAAGAAAAGGAAAAAGTATAAATGTCAAACAGAGGAAATACAGCAGGCCGTGCAGCAAAATTACAAAGCAAATTTTTTAAAGAAGGCACAATTAGCTTAGCACCTCTTTATATTAAAGACGGTCATATAGGAATCTTTCCATCTGGAGAAGAATCACCTATTGGCACTTATGCTTTGCAATTAGATGTTGACGCAGAAGATAATTCAGGCAGCGCCATCGCCAACGCTTGGATTGCTTACAGCTCTATAAAACATAAAGAAGATGTTGAAGAGATTGAAGATGCTTTAGAAAAAGTTCTACAACTTCGCGGTGTTAACTTTACTTGGATTAAATCAAAAAAAGAAGATGTTGGTTTAATTGCTGAAGAGGTCGCAGAAGTTATTCCGAGAGTAGTAGAGTACAGTGAGAGTGACGGAACCACCCCTATAGGGCTTGATTACACTAGACTTGTGCCTTACCTAATAGAATGCGTAAAAGAGCAACAGGACAGGATTTTAGACCTAGAAAAGAAAGTTTCTGAAATGTCACAAGAAAAATAAAATACTTCTGAGCGATCAAAATGGGCACCTCTAAGTAAGAGTAAGAATGCATACTCCGTGTATGTTTTTCAAGCCATTGGACTTGTTTTTTCTTGCAAAAGACAGGTCTGATCAATTTCTTATAGGAGGAAAATTATTATGGCTTTAGTTAATAATTCTAAGTACGGTACAGCCGTTGAGCTTGCTAGTGTATCAGGCTCTGCGCCGTCTTCAGACGTCGCTCTTTACGCTAAACACTCTCTTGGTGGACAACATCAACATATGGTGTTAAAAGCGCACACTGCATCTTTCACAGGTGACGTTCACGTCACTGGTACTCTTCACGTTGAGGGTACAATCAATTCAACAAACAGAAATGAGACAAATCTTATCATTGAAGATAAAACAATGACCGTAGCTTCTGGTTCAAACGAAGCAGCTACAGACGGTGCTGGTCTCAACTTCGGTGGATCTGCAGATTCACCAATCGCTTCACTTCTTTTTGAAGCTGATTCTCTTGGTGGAAGCTCTCACCACCTTCTCTCCAGTACAGCTT